ACCAGACTCAAAATCTGGCGGGATTCACTTCCCATGTCGGTTCGAGTCCGACCTCCGGCACCATTTTTATTTGATAAGTCAGTTGTAATCAATAGTTTAGTGGTAGGATACCAATTTAAGCTGTCAATTTATTGACAAATTTTTTCCAATTTCTACATTTCGACCCATTACTTTCCGTGCGGGCAAACACGATAACCGATAAACATTTTACATGATAAGTTGCGGAATTTCTTGTTGACAGAGTCAACAGTTTAATTGTCATTCTTCCACCACATCGAAGGAGTAGGAGAAGCGGGTGAGTGAGTTGCCGGGTTGTTCGCCGAGGCTGGAGGTGAAGCGGACGGTGCGGTCAGCGGGCGGGTAGAATCTGTAGTCGCGGAGGATGAAATTCGCGAGCGGGTGGTGTTGAGAGTAGAAGGCGAGTGCAGCGGCGAATTCCTGCTGGCGGCGGAAGCGGAATGACAGCGAGAGGCTGGTCTTGAAGCTGCCGCGGATGAGGGCCTTCTGCGGGCCGGTGTATGGCTGGCTGAGGTAGGTTTCGCGGGCGGTTTCGCGGCTGTCTGCGGTGTCGGCGGCGAAGGGGAAGCGTTTGATGCCGGCTGCGGTTTCGGGCCAGATTTGATGCCGCATGGCGAAGTACTCGAGCATTCGCTGGCGTTCGAACGGGTTCAAAATCCTGTTGTAGTAGATCCCTTCGGCGAACCAGCCTTTCCAACGTCTTGTTGTGAAGGCCTGCTGCTGGCCAATCTGTAGTTGGGTTGCTGCGAACGCTGCTGACTGAATCTCGATGATGGCGAATGTGGTGTTCATCGGAGCCGACTGTCCGGTATGCGGGAGTTCGACGTCATTTTTGCTGTAGGTCATCGAGTAGCCGGCTGCGGCCACGTAATCGAAGAAGTTTCCGCTGCCCGGATTGCCAACGAGCACAGGCAGTGTGGCTGAGAGGTCGAGCAGGCCGCGGTAGGTGTCGAAAACGGCCTGATCGGCAGCGGCGATGATGAATGCGTGGCGGATCGTTGCGGTGAACGCCGGCGATTGCAGCGGAACGGTTGCCGTACCGTCGAAATACCAAGCCGGTTGGTTAGCCAGTGCCGCGACGGACGGCTGCAGCACAGGTGCGTTAGTCGGGCTGCAGGTGAGGTGCCGGCCGTTGCCGCTATAGTCGGCGATGTAGTTATTCGCCGAATCGCCAGCCCGGTACTGGTGCCACGCCTCGAGGCCGCTCCGGGGAATCAGATCTGCATTTGCCCAATCCATAGTCAACTCCACTCCACAAGTTTGAAGATCCTCTCATCGGCGGCACTGTCCGTAGATTTGTCTGTCGCCTCGAGGACGAGGAAGAGCTTGTTCGTCCAGCCCGGCAGCGGGTGCGTTACACGCACGATGTCGCCCGGCAGCACCTGCAGCGTCTGCGGCAGGCCTTCGAATTCGCAGATCATGTTCGCGATCCGCCGCTTGGCGTAGTGCTGCAGGTTTTGCAGTCCCTGCCAGCGTCGCGTGTTGCCGACTGCGACCGTCTCCTCGATCACGCGGCCGGCAACGTCCTGCAGCTCTGCGATGTCGTAATAGAGCGGCGGATCGAACGGCTCGAGGTATTGCGAATCGAGGTCGCGGCCGTCAGCGACGAAGCGGTTCGGCAGGTTCAGCAGATCCTGCTGCGAAAATCGCGGATAGAAACGGAAAGTGTTCTTTACGATGTTCGTTTCGTCGAATGTGAAGCTGTACGTGGACTGGTCGAGACTGAAGAATTTCAGCCGGCCGCCTTCGTCCTGCATCACTCCGTTGCAGGTGAACAGCACCGACGAGAGAAACTCCCTGAACGTCGTCCGCTGCGTAAACCGTGCGTGGCATTCGAAGCGTTTGATCTGCTCATTTTTCGGATATAGAAATTCCTGCGGCACGACCTCGCGTGGACGGCTTGCGTGCTGCCATTCGAGTTTGAGCTCGGCGACCGAGCCGCCATTGTTCCACTCCACTTTAATGTCGTAGAACTGCCCGTCGCCCAGCGTTATCGTCGCCGTGGATGTTCCGGCGGGCGTGCTGCCATCGGTTGCGAAGGCGTCGATAATCGGCGTGGTCAGGCTTTGCACATAGAGGCGGCGGCCGTTATCTGCCGTCAGGTAGAATGTCCAGCTCCCGCTGAGCGGCACCTTGATCCTGCCTTCCCACCGCACGCTGAAGCTCGTCGCTGTCAGGCCGGGAGCCGGTGCTCCGCTGGACTGGTCGAACTGCAGCACCTTGTCAATGCGTTTCGAGACGAAGGTGTTGAAGTTCGTGCCGTTGTAGTAGCTGCCCGTGAGCCCGACGCCCTGCGGCAGTGTCGTATAGTCGGGCGTCACCATCTGGTCGCAGTATTGCCGCAGCGTGTCGAGCGTCGCCCAATCGATTCGCGTCGCCGGATATTTCCTTATCTCCATGCAGCCGAAGGCCAGCACATCTGCAGGGTTCGTCAGCAGCGTGCCGCTGGCCGTGACGTTGCCGCTTGCATCATAGATGTTTCCTTTCTGGCAATCGAATATTCCCGTGACGCCGACCGGCGGATTGTTCTTGGTGTCAGCGTCCGGAATTCCGGTTTCGCTTCCGCTCGGGCATTCTACGCGTATCCACGCCGTGTTTGAATGCGGCGTGTCGAAGTAGAATACAGGGTCGATGCCCTGCACCGGATCGTTTTTGTAGCATTGCAGCGTGCCGCTTCCGTTCGTTGTCAGGTCAATCGCTGTGCCGCCCTGCGTCTGGCTGGCCTGAAACGTGCTTGCCGTGCGGTTGATGATGTAGTAGAGCCTGCCGACTTCTATGCCGGCCGGCACGTCGCCGGCGGCGAAGATGACAAGGTCATCGTTCTGGAAAGGATGGCCAGACGATGTGAATGTATCCGTCGAGGCATTCGCCGTGTACGTGACCAGCGTCGGGTTCGGTGTCTGGATGCCCGGATAGAATCTGTATTTCGTCGCCGGCCGGTTCACGCCGCGGAACCAGACGCCGACCGGCCCGGCCCAGCCGAGCCCGAACGCATCGCCGAGAAGCTGCTGCACCGTCACGATGTGGTTCGGCGAGCTGCCGTTGACGATCGATTTAGCGAGGTCGCCGGCGATGATGTGCCGGCCAAATGCGACCTCGAGCAGCAGATCCTCCTGCTTCTGGTTTTTGAGGTGGTCAACGAATCCCATTCAGTTCAATATCTTCAAGTGAGTATCCAGCCGTCGTCCTTCAAATTGTGGCAGACTACGAAACGCCTCGTATCGTTGCCGCTGGCGTAGATGTGTCCGTCCTCCAGCTCGATCCAAAGTACATCGCCAGGCTCGGCCAGCCGTTCGATCCCGTCCGCCTCGGCCTGCTGCAGCTGTCCGTCCGTAAATGTCAAAACCGCCTCGGCCTGCCGCAGCTTGCACATCGCCACGCCGCTCGTGTCTGCCGCTGAGCGGATGACCGGATGCGACGCCGACGCCACGCTCTCCGCTCCGGCCGATGTCCGCAGTCGGTAAACCGGAAAATCGTTTACGAGCCGCAAAAACCTGATCCGGTGGAACCGGCCGCTGATCGGATTGAACAGCTCATCGCTTTCCGTCAGCAGTCCGGCCATCTTCGCCGACGGCTCGCCGTCGTTGCCACGCACCAGAACGAACTGGTCGAGTCGGGGACAATGTCCGCCGCCGTCGGGTGGAATGTCGGGATTTCCGCCGGTGCCCGGGATTTCGGGCTGCGGCAGGTAGCGGTGCTCGAAACCGCCGAAGCGGTGAGCGTTGTTGCGTCCGTCGCAGCCGCCCGCCGACTTCAGATGATGGTTGCAGTCCGTCTCGCTTCCCACGTATCCACACGTCTTTGCGTCCTTGAACCTGAACCCGCACAGCGTCGCAAGGCTCCGGCTGCAGACGATCTGTCCCGGCGAGATCGTGTCGTGCACGATGTCGAACTTCAGCTGCATGTCGTCCGCCGCCGGCTGTTGCACCACGCCGCGGAAGCACTCTATCCAGGCCGTCAGGTTCTGCCCGCTGTACTGCCGGCCGAGCACCGCCTCGGCCTGTTGCCATTTCTGCCAGTTCGCAGCGAAATGCTGGCCGATACTCCTGTCCTTGTTCTGTATCGCAACCGAAACGACATCCGCCGGCGATTCCAGCGTCTGCCTTATCTCGCTGACCGCCTCCAGATCATTGGTATAAACGTCCGTGCCGATCGTCAATGGCGATGTCGCCAGTCTCATCACCGTCGCGTCCGGAAACGTCAGCGTCAGCGTGTGGTCGAGGCCGTGCACATCGCCGGCAAGGATCGTCGCCAATGCTGAATCGATCGTCCGCGGCATCAGATGTCACCTCTCCGCTTCAGCTGCCTGTTCACCTGTATCTGCGTCCGCCGGCCGTCGTCGCTTGTCAGATACGCCTTGATCTCCTCGCCGATCGGCATTCCCTCGATCGTTATCACCGGATTGACGACGACAGTCGGTGCAGCAAGCTCGAGCCTGCCGCCGCCGGCGATGCCGCCCGTGGCCAGCTTCGGCGACGATGCCGCAGATGGATAATTCGGAATTCCGGCTCCGGCGAAAACGTCGTAACCGGCCAGTGCACGTACGCGTGCCTGCTGCCGCGGATTGAGCACCATCTCGCCCCTCGAGATCAGTGCGAGGATGTTGTCGCGGCCATCGAATATGCCCGGAACCAGACCGTTCGGACGGAAATAATCCGCAAAATAGTGCCCGCGTGCGAACTCCGGCAAAATGCGTTTCGAACGGTCGGCCGCCCCGCGTGCGATCTCCGCCGCAGCCTTTATCTCGTTGATGATCCTGTCCGCCTCGGCGAGTTTCGACTGGATCAGCTGCTGTGCCTGGTTGCGGTATTTCTTCGACTTGAAGTCTATCCCGAAACCGGCCGCGATCTGCCCGCGAATCTCCATCGCCTGACGGATCGCATCATCGGGATCTATCGACAGCGTCCGGACTCCCGAAAGTATCTCGTTCAGCTGTTTGATCGCGTCCACGAAGCCTTTCTGCAGATTCGGTATGTTCACCTGCTTGTCCTCTTTCCGCTTCGGATCGCCGAACAAACCTCCGAACAGACTCATCAGCAGCCCCGCACCGGCTCCGATCGCTGCACCCAGCGGCCCGCCGATCGCTCCGATCTTCGCACCCAAAGTCAGGCCCGCCAACGCACCGCCCGCCACGCTCGAGATCACTCCGCCGACGCGTCCACCGATCAGCCCGCCCGCAACGCTCGCCAGACTCGCCAGCCCGCCGATCGTCCCCGTGTTGAACCCGAACCCCTTCGGCCCGAATATCCCACCCTTGCCGAAGATCGCTCCGAGATTTCCGATGTTTATCGCCGCACCGGCCCTGCCCGTTTGCGGCGGTATACCGGAAGCCGTTCCCGCCACACCTCCGGCCGCCGTCGCCACTGCTGCTCCGGCCGGTGTCGAAACGCCGCCCTGAAATGCTTTGCCGAAAATGCCGCCGAGCAGTCCGCCTGCGGTTGACACCGCGGCTGTCGTTGATCCCGGCTGGCCGGTCAGCAGTCTGAAAAACTGCGAGGTGATGAAATCCGTCACCATCTGCTTAAGCCAGTTCCTGAAGCGGTCGCGGATGTTCTTGAGCAGCCCCTTCCAGCCGCCCTCGAATGCCGAATCCACCAGCGAACCCACAATGCCACGCAGTTTCTCCTGCTCTTCACGCAATGCTTTCGTCGCGTCCACTTCTGCCGCCAGATCCAGCAGCCGCTGTTTCTGCTCGGGCGAGATGTCCTTGAGTGTCGTCTGGATCAGCTTCAGCGTTTCGGCATATTTGCCCAGCTCCGCGTTGCCCGTCTGCAGTGCCGCGAGCTCCTCCGTCAGCGATCTCTCGACATCTTTCGCCATTTCGATCTGCTCGCGGATCTGGAGTATCCGCTCGAGTTCGCGGCGGCGTGCCTGCTCCGTTTGCAAAAGCCTCACCGACTCCGCTATCTGTGCATCGTCGTATCCGTCGCGTGCCATCTGCTCACGCAGCCGTTTGATTTCGTAGAGGTTCTCGATCCGCGATTTCTCCAGCGGATCTTTGACGCCAACCAGTTCGATCTGCTTCTGAAGGTCCAGCACCGTCAGCTCGCCGTTCTGCCTGATCGAAGCGTTCAGCTGCTGCCAGCTTTCCCACTGGCGATCGAGTGCGTCCGCGAGCTGCTGCATCGCCTCTTTCTCCGCCTTCAGCCGTTGCAGCCTTCGCAGTTCGGCCTCAGTATCCGCAACCGTCGCCGGCAGCGGCAGCGTCACGTCTTCGCCCAGCTCCCGACGCAGTTTCAGGATTTCCTGCTGTGCCGCGACGGCCTGTCTGATGTCCTCCAGCTGGATGAACGCAAGACGCGTCTTCGGCGTCGCCGATGCCCATTTCTGGAACTCGATCTGTGCATCACGCAATTCGTTTATCGTATCGTCAGCAAGTTTTTTTGCGGCCTTTATGACATCCTTCGACCGCGAGCCGATCCCGACTATCAGACCTTCGGCGATGAAGCGTCCGATCTCCGCCGTTTTGCGTGAGGGCGACTGCACATCTGCAGCCCGTCGCCCGGCTTCGATCGCCGCCGAGACGAGATTGGAGAAATAGTCCGTTACAGCCCCGGCAAGAGATTTGATGCCATTCAGCACGCCTTCGCCGATCGCCGCACCGAGATCTCTCCCTTTCTCGCTGACCCAGTTATGCAGTGCCCAGATCCCGTCGAATGTCGCCTTCACCGCCTCGACCACGATCACGCCTAGGCCCTCGAGCACCTTGCCGATCGTGGCCAATGCGGCAGAAACGATTCCCTTCGCCGCATCCCACGCCTTCGACCAGTCGCCGTTGATCACGGCCGCAACCAGCTTGACGACGTTCGCAATGACGGACACCGCAGATTTCACCGTCGTCGCTATCGCACCCCAGACAGCATCCGCCACGGCCTTTATCCTGTCCTGATTGCTGTTCCAGAACTCTGCAACCGCTTCCCAGGCCGACCTGATCCAGTTCGATACGGTCTCGACGGCACGCATTATGTCATCGCCGTTTTCAGCCCAGAACGCAGCCATCTGGCCTGTCACCTCCTGCGTCAGCTGCGTCAGCCGCTCGCTCAGGCCAGCCCAGGCCTCCTGCAAAAACGCCGCTACACGTGCGGCCAGATCCCGTATGCCGCCGAAATTCGTCTGCCATGCCGCATAGAAGCTGGCCAGCCCTGCGATCACCGGTGCGAACATCGCCGCAAGCCCTGCTACGGCAGCCGCCACAAGGCCGATCAGCGGCCCGAGCCCGCCGACTGCCGCTGCCACACCCGCGATCGCACCCGCCGACGAGATGATCGAGCCGATCGCCGCAACGATCCCGCCGACTGCGATCAGTACTGGCCCGGCCGCCGCTGCCACGCCAGCGATCACGACGGCAGCAGTCTTGACTTCCGGAGAGAGGTTCTGGAATGCCGACGCTGCCCTGTCCACAAGGCCGATCAGCGTCGGCAGAAACTCCTTGATCGAATCGAAAGCGGGTCCCACTGCATCGCCGAGCCCTGCGTTGATGCTGTCCCAGAGCGTCGAGAGCCGCCCGGTCAGCGTCTGCGAGAGCTCCTCCATCGTCCCGCCGAATTTCTCTTTCATCACGGCCCGGACGGCCTCCATCGCCTTTTCCGCCGAGCCGAGAAACTGGCCGCCCTTGTCGAACTCGAGGCCCTTGGCCATCAGGTCCTCACGCGATATGCCGAAGTCGCGGAATCGCTCGAACGCCTCTCCGAAATCTCCCGCCTTCAGCCGTCCAAACGCCCTCGCCACCTCGGAAATGTCCGCTCCCATCGCCGCCGCCGTGTCGCCGAGATCGGTCAGTATCTCCTTGACCTTCGATGCCTCGACGCCGTAGGCCACCAGCAGTCGCCCACCTTCGATCACCGGCCCGGATTCGAACGGCGTCCGGGCCGAGAAATCGGCCAGGTCATGCATCAGTTCCTTCGCCCGGCCGGCATCCTTTAGCAACACCTTGAACGAGAGCTCGGCGGTCTCACGCATCGCGTTGAAACGCAGGCCCAGCGTCGCAACCGCACCGATCGGTGCGGTCAATGCCGCCGATAGAGTCATTCCCGCGGACATCACGGATTGGCCCAGGCTGGCGAAGCTCCTGCCTATCTCGCCGAGCTGGCTGGCGATCGTCCGTGAGCTTTTGCCCGCGGAACCGGCGAAAGCATCGAGCGAGCCGGACGTCCTGTCGATCTCACGCCGTGCGGCCGTTCCGTCGGCCTTGATGATGATCGAAACTGTGCGGACTTCTGATTCGCTCATTCCAGTCTTTCTGTCTCAGTTTTTCTGTGTGAATGCCGCCCTGAAATACGCCGTCAGCCGTGCTACTGCAACCGCCTGATATATCTGCCAGTATCGCCGCCAGGCGACGATCCCGTGCCACTCCCACGGCTCGAGATCTTCTCCGGCCAGAGCCCTGCCTGCGTCGAGCTCGGCGACAAGATGTTCCACTGTCGCGGTTATCCGTTCTAGATCGTCCTCGGATAGAAGGCCTTCCAGTCCGCCTTCAGCCTCGTCATCTTCCTCTTCCTGCTCCAGCGGCGGGTTTCCTCCGCAACGCTGGCATCCGCGGATCTCCCTCGCCTTCTCCTCGTGTGTTGCTCCTGCAGCGGATAGCCACCGCTGACAGGTCTCGCCGGGACAGCGTTGGGCCGTCGCTGCCGGATCCTCGCCGAAAATCTCCGCTATCCTGCATCGGATCGCTTCGCTTAGCTGTTCGACTTTTTTGTTTCCGCCGTCGCTTCAAAGAGTGCCGTGATCGCCAGAGCCTTGTGGTGGAGGGGAATTCCGGAATTGTAGCCTATCGAGGATACAAGCATCCTGTCGAAGAGTTCGCCCTTCGCCTTCAGTTGCGGACGTATCTGCAGCGAGCCCGATCTGGTAAGCCTAATGCGGCCCTGTATCCGCTCATACGCCATCAGGTCAGCCGCCGTCCTGGCACGGAATGTTACCGCCGTGATCACCTCGCGTCCGCTAAAATTCGACCGGATCCGGATAGTCTTTTCTCCACTGAGGGTATCTGCCCAACCGCGTCGTCCCGCCAGCCTGGACTTTTTTTCATCATCATCAACGATGACAATTTCAGCCCAGAGCAGTTCGCGGACGGCCGCGACCTTATCCTCCTCCGGAACCATCTCCTTCCAGTCAGACGGAAGCACGTCATCATCGCCATATCCCGTTACTGCAACCGCCAGTTCATTCCAGAGCCGAAGCGACGCCACCGCCGAGGATGCGACTATCTCCGTATCCTTTCCCGTCTGGCTGTACTCGATCGAACGGTCGCTGTCGAACCGCACGAGTGCGTCCTCCCGCCCGGCCAGCGGAGCGAACGTGTGCGAAAACTCATACGTCCCGGCATCGTCCGTCGCCTCGAATGTGAACGTCTGCATGGCCGAAATGTCATACAGCAGGATCTGGAATGGTTCGCCGGCTGCTGGGACGCCGTTTTCGTACGCCTCGATCACGTTCGGCATCGTTGCATCCGCGTTCACTCCATCTTTGTTTTCCATGATTTCATTGATTCCATTGATTTCGCTCATGTCAGGCTGTGTAGCTCGTTACGTTATTGACCAGCTCGACCTCGCAGATCTCGCTGTCCGCCACCGAATAGATGACGTCGGGCGTGATGGTTACGGTCGCGATGCCGTCCTTGACGCCACGGACATGCGTCGCGTATTTGAAATAGTGCAGCGTTATCGTCAGCTTATGCACTTCCGGGCCCGCACCGATCACCGCTCCGGTCAGCGTGATCGCCGCCTCCAGCGGCGTCTGGTTCTTCAGCTGCCCGAGTGCAGGGTCATTCGCCCGCAGCCGGAAAGTCCATTCCGCCTCTATCGCCGAATCCGAAAGCAGGCATTCCGTCCGGACGACGCCGATCTCCGGATTGCCCGCGATCACGAATTCCGGACAGCCCGGCCTGTAGCCGGCATCCGCTGCCAACGTATTCGAATAGGCGAACCGCCAGCTCTCCAGATCGCAGTTGAATTCCACCGGAGACGTGTTTCCCGGATAGCCGCCGATCGAAATGTCCGCCTGCGTGTTGAAGAAGTAGTTCTGCGTCCCCTGTATCGTCTGTACATGCGTCGCCCATGCGTATCCGGTCGCTGCCTGCTCCTTGCCGCTGCCGCGATAGTTGACTGTTGCGGCGACGCGTCCCTGTCCATCGCCGGCGAGCTCCAGCTTCTCGCAGACGCCCGAAGGAAACAGCGAGCTGATCCCTCCCGATCCCTCGGCCAGCAGCTCCAGAAATGAATACGCCGGCAGCTGCATCGAAATCTTCGTGTCGAGCGGACGAAACACGTGNNGAAACACGTGTTTGAAGCCCGCTCCCTGCGTCGTGCTCGCCACCGAACCGAACGCCGCAAGCAGATGGCGGCCCAGGTTCTGCGAGCTCGCGTCGAAGCCGAACTGCAGCGAGCTGTCCCAGGCCTCGACCCAGCTCTCCGTCGCCCAGCGGTTGCCCGTTCCCTGCCCCTTGTTGTTCAGCTTCTTCGGCTCTATCGTCCAAAAACTGCCGTCCGGCTCGCGGGCGATCTGCTCCACAAACGCATTCGCTGCCGCTGCAGTCGGCGTGGCGTAGTCCGTCTGCGGAATGCGTCCCATTGCCAGTTTCTTGTCCAGATTGTTGAATGCCATTTCCTTTTATCCTCTCACCTGCTTCCTTCTGCCTGTCGCCGCCGCCGGCATTGCCTCCGCCGCAGCCCCTTTCCTCGCTTCGGCCGATTCGTTCACAGCCGCAACGTCCGCAACACCTCCAGCCTCCTCGAACAGTCCGCTCGCCATCGCAATGGCGAACTGCCTGCCGCTCACCTCGATCGTTTCGCCTGGCTCCGCCCTCAGATATACCGAGCCGTTCCTCAGCTCGACCGGTGCATCCACTATAGATCTCACAAAAGCCATTTGTCTCATTCTCCCGAAAACCCGAACGGGTCTATCACAAGCCTGAATACCTGCACCGCGAACGGTGCCGTCTTGATCCGTGCCCATCCGCGGGTCGCTTTCACGATCCGGCAATCGCAGACGCGGCCGCCGAGGCTGCCGTCCGTCTGGATCGCCCTCGCCACCTCCAGCGACATCTTACGCACGGCTTCGCGGGCCGCGTTGAAATCCTGATTGTCAACCCTGCACACAACCTCGAGCAGCAGCTCGACGTTAAACTCCTTCCATTCGCCCGCCCTCGGCCCGACGTCCAGCCGCGGCTCCCCGATTCGCAGCACAGGCCCCGCGATCTCCGTGTATCGCGTCGAATGCACCGCCGCTCCCGCAAGTGCATCCGTTGCCGCTGCCGCAGCCACAGTGTCCGTCAAATATTCGTATAACGCTCTCTCGGGCGACATCCGATCTTGTCATCTAAAGCGAATCTATCGCAGCATCTATCGCCGGAATGACGAATGGCCGCGGCTCCATCCTGCCCGTCCCGAATTCGAGTGCCGCCGCATACGCCGCACCGATCTCGACCTTCCCGATCGTCGCCGGGCTCTCCAGCTCGGCCTGGATCGAGTTCACCAATAGTCCTGTATCCGTCGCCGGCGGCTCTCCGGCTGCAGATGCCTGGTGCACCACCTTGCCGCGGCGATAGATCCGGCCCGTAGCCTTCGACGTCTGCAACAGCAGCTTCGCCTCACGTTCCGTACCGAACGTAATTTCCCGCACCAGATCTTCCACTGCGGACGTTAGCCTGTCCTCGAGCTCTGGCAGCCCGTTCACATCAAATGAGATATGCATGACAGTCGGCCTCCAGCTCGGTCTGGAACATCCGTCCGACTTCTATGCCGGCCGGGCCGATGATGTCCACACCGGCGTCGCGATCGAAATACGGGCCCAGCAGATCCATCGCCTCTTTCAGATAGAGCTCCCGCAGCCGTGAGATCTCCGCCGGCGTCAGATACTGGTTTATCACCGTACCGTTGACCGGCCCGGCCGCATCCTGCTCGCTCTTGACTATCCCGCCGTGCCTGATCAGGCTTCCGGCATTGAGGATCAGGTAATAGACTGAAAGCCGCGATTCCGCGGCCTTCAGCAGTTCCGCCCGGACAGGATCGGACGGGCTGGACGCCTCTGCGTCCTGATAGACGATTTCGCCGACGAATTTCCTGACTGCATTGGCAGCGACGCTGACAGCCTCCAGTATCGGGCCGGACGGAAAATCCTGCCCGATATTGAATCCGCTCCTGACATCGCTTTCAGATACGAGACTCATCGTTCAGATCCACGTCGCGGCTTCTTCCCCGGCCGTTCACCTTCCGTCCCAGCATCCCGTGAATCCGCTTCCGGCGTCCCCTCCCCGGCTATCAGACTGAAATCCGCCAATGCGGCCAGTATCCGGTCCGTCTGAGACCCCTCGACCGCCTCATACAAATCGCCATCCGAACGGCGATAGAGTCTTATGTTTTCCATCACCTCGCCTCCTTTCGATTACGAAGCATTGGCGATCAGGCAGGCCAGCAGGCCCGGCCGCGTTACCTTCGCACCGTAAACATGCAGGCCCTTCACCGCATCCGCAAACCGTTTCTCCATCCGGTACTTTTCGATAGATACGATCTGCTCGGCCACGGTCGTCGCCATCGCGTGGCCCGCCAAAATCTTGTACTTCGTGCCCGTGGTGTTCGGGACATTATTGGACTTAAAAACCGTGAACCCGGCCGCCTCGCCGACCTGCCCGTTGCGAAGCGTGGCATCTCCACTCGCCGTCCCGGACTTCACAAACCGGTCATCCTTGAGCAGCAGCCCCTGGAACCAGGCCGGCACCACGACCCAACGCCCTTCCTGCGGACAGTTCGCCTCATCCAGCTTCACCGAGAGATCCACGAGATATTCGTAGGCGTTCGCCTTCGTCGGGATTATCGGCGTCGTCACGCTCCCGATCTTGTTCGCCGCCGGCACAGCCGCGTCCATTATCGTCGCCACGTATGCATCCTGCCCGTCCCGCAGCTTGTAGGCCGCCCGCCGCATCGCCTCGTCCAGATAGTCGATCCGTGCCTGTGCCCGATCGACGTCGTCGATCTGGAAATTGAAATACTTCGCCTGGTCTATCACCATCGTCTGCTCGGCATCCGTCAACTCCTCCGGATTTCCCAGATCCGTGTTCCTCGTGTAGTCATTGACCGAGACATCGCCGAGGCTCGCAATCTTGACGCTGATGCCCGAACCCTTTATCTCGCCTTCATAGTCCTTGTTCACGACTCCGGGCTGCGAATAGACCAGAGCCTTCTCGAGATTGGCCAGCAATCTGGCCGACCATACTGTCGGAATGAAATTTATAGACATTTTCTTTTCCCCAAACCAAGAAATCTAGACCTTTCCGCTCAAGCTCCCCTGAGCGTTTCCTTGACCGCTTCCCAGTTCGCGTTGATCTCCGCCGGCGTCATCTGTGCGATCTGCTCCGGTGTCAGCCTCGCAGTGCCGCTGCGGGCTGGATTCGCTGCCGGCGTCGAAACTGCCGGCGTCGCCGCTGCCAGATACGGCCTCGCCTCGACCAGCTCCCTGAGCAGTTCGTCGATATTCTTCGGCCTTCCGTCCTCCGCGAACTCGATCCTCGTCTCGTCCAGCAGCCTCATCGCAGCATCGGCATCGACGACGCGTGTCTGTGCCGTCTGGATCGCAATCTGGATCGCGTTCCTCCGATTCTGTTCCGAAAGCCGGGCCAATTCCTGATTGGCTTTCTCCAGTGCTTCCTGCACCGCCTTGTGCTTTATCCGGTACTCCGCAGCCTCATTACGCAATGCCGTCACGTAGCCCGCATCGAAAACCTGTTGGCCTCGAACGGCCTCCGCCGCAGCATCTTTTCCGCTTCCGGCATTACCGGCTCCCTGCGTCGTGCCGACCGCACCGTCCAGTGTTCCGCCCGCCTGGAGCGTCTGTGGTTGGGGTTCCTGACCCGTCTGTGTAGGTTCTTCCATACATCCTGGATTCTAACTGCTCGAGATTTACCACCCGGGATTTTTTTTCGTCCTCGCCGGTCATGCATCGGCAGAAAACCACCGTCCCGAGCCTCTGGGCAAGCCTGCAATAGCAGCAGTCAGGATCCGGCGGACGTTTCACCTGTCCCAGCAGCCGGCGTATCAGGTCGTTTCTTTCCATTTTTGTCAATTTCCTTACGTGTCAACTCGTGCCGCGGCGTCAGGCAGCGGCGGCAAAGGCATTCATCCGGATGCATCCCGCGTCTCTCACTGTCGATGAATCCGTAACGCGTCCTGTGTATTCTCCCGGCCGCTCTCAGCTCGCCGAGAACCGCATAGACGAAACGCCGCGACCAGCCGGTCATCCGTCCCAGCCGTCTGGCGTTCGTCGGAGAGTCGTTCCGCCGTATCAGGTTCAATGCCATCTTCGCCAGCCTCGAAAGTTCAGTCATCGGCCTTCAATCCTCGCCGTCCTCGCCGGCTTCTTTTGCCAGCATCGCTTCCAGTTGCCCGAGGGCAAGCCGCAGTGCCGAAGTGCTGTAATTTTCGATTGCCTCCAGCTCCTCTCCGCTCGCGTGGCTGATGAACTCGGCAAGCAGGCTCGGCGTAAATTTCAGTCGGTCATCTGATCTGTACCGGTTGATTTCTGCAGAAAGCGATTTGAGTCGCCCGATCAGCTGCCGCTTTTCATCTTCCTGCCCTGCCTCGGGCCCATGTTCGCCATCGCCGGACGCCGCGGCCGTCGGCTGCGTTTCCTTGACCGCGTCCCAGTTCGCCATGACACGGACTTTTCCGCCCGCCTTTTCAGGCACGGGATTCTCCGCCTGCCCCATCTCTTCTGCCGTGTAGAGTCCGGAAAGCTGTGCGGGAAACGCCTTGCGTAATGCCAGTGCCTCGGCACATTTCGCCAGCATCAGATACGGCATCTTCGCCCACATCGCCGATAGTTTCCCCTCCTTCGTCCGCTGGCAATATTCGTCCCAGCGTGCCGTCGCCGCTATCTCGTGCCATTCGCCGGCAACCAGTTTCTTGACGAATGCCGTCGCCGAAACGAGATTGCCATCGCCATCGTGCTCGAAGAGCGGCTCGCGTCCCGGCACGTATGCTCCGGTGCGGTCTGCGATCAGCCTCAGGCCGTCGATCGAGGTCTGCGGCTGTGCGACTTCCCGCTTGAGTACCGAATCCCAGCGTTTCACCAGATAGATCTGCCGTGCCGTCGGATCCAGTCCGGTGCGGTTCGCCACCTGCAGGAAAAGTGCCAACTCCGCATCCGTGGCGTTTTTCGCATAGGAATCCTTGATCGTCTGCAGGTATGCATCCGAGATTCCCAGCTCGGATGCGATCCGTTTCGTCAGTTCCTGCCGTGCTGTTGTTTGTTCTGTCATTTTCTTCGCTCCTGTCATAAATTTTCGCGTCGCTGCAATAATATTATTAACATTCTATGTTAATATTGTCAAGTATGAATAGTTCACTGTGTTAATTTTTCTTGCAGTGCCGACCTTACCAGCTCGATCGTCGCCGCAGTGCATAGATCTTTCGGCTCGACCCGCAGAATCCTCCAGCCCAGAACCGCCGCCCGGTTGAACTTTTCCATGTCGGCCTTGAATCCACTGCCGCGGGTGTGCCGCCCGCCTGTCCAGATTCCGCCGTCCACCTCGAGTGCGACCTTTTCCTTGGGCCAGCTGTGAAGAGTAATGGCAAAGTCGAATCTCCAACGTCTGTAAGGATCGAACCGCCACTCCGCAATGGCCCTGATGCCGTGACATTCGAACCACTTGACTACCTGTTCCGGGTTGTATCTCACTGCTCACCTCCTGCCAGCAGCAGGCCGTCGCCGATCGCTTCCCTTTCCTCCGCATCGATGCCGGCGAAATATTTGGCCGCATTCTCGAGTATCTCCTTGTGCGATGACCTCGCCCGGCCGATAACCGCCTTCGGCAGGCGGGCCGCCTGCTTCCTGTTCAAATACGCATCCAGCAGATTGCCGATCCGGAGCCGGTTGCGGTTGAGCTTCCACTGCGTCAGTAATCTGCACCAAACCTCTTCATCGTCGACAGTCGAGAGTATCGCCCGGATCTCGTCGGCTTCGAGACGTGCCTCGGGAAAACGTTCGTGGAGTCGTCGCATCTGCCACGTCCCGCCCCATCCCGCCGCCGGCGGGACGGTAACGGGCTGCCTCTTCTCTCCTGTTAATTTATGTTCTTTAATATTTCTTCTTATATTTATAGAGGACAGGATGTCCTGTGATTCGGACAGGATGTCCTGTGATTCGGACAGGATGTCCTGTGATTC